GCTACGTATTACAGCTGATGCTATTGTCGAAGCAACATCTGCTAATACGACACAAACGGGGAGTCCTGTTTACGAAGCTACAATTACAGAAGATGTAACAGCATTAGATACTCAGGCCTCTGGAAGGGTGCAGGACGCAGTACTTACCGAGTCCGCTTCGCTCGTTGATGCATCTGATATCTCGATAATTACATCAGCAGTTATTGTTGAAGCGGGAACTGCAATTGATATAACTGATGCAGGCGGTACTGGTGTAGAGTATGACGCAGCGATCGTTGAGCAGGCATGGCCGTGGACAGAGGCATCATATGTATTTACGGATCACGTACCGTTAACCGTACTAATTAGAGATACTCAGCTTGATGTTGCTCCACGAGATATTGCGTTGGATGTTGGTTCACGAACTATAGGAGTTAATAATGACGATTAATGAAGTCTTAGAACGTCGACAGACTACGGGTCTTAACGAACGACTCCGATTTACTTTACTAACAACTCCTTGGGGTTCAGCTCCAACGGACGTTGTAGTGAGCTGTATGGATTTCGTAGACGAGGTATTTACTGATAATACGGCTCTCACTTATCCTGTAAATACCCCTACAGTCCTTGGAGACCTAATTACCTTGTCGCCATTCGTACCTCAAGCCGTTGGAGATATTAATTATGTTGCTGTGCAATTCACTGCTAACGGAAGTCGCTACGAAATATACTTTTGGGTAGATGTTACTTCAGTTGTAGTACCTACTTTATCACCTTATGGTACATCAGATGCCGTAGCAGCTTTAGCATCTACATGGACAGATAATGGTCGTTGGACTGCTGACACACAACCGACCATAGCTCAAGTGGAAGCTTGGTTAGTTCAGGTATCCGGTATGATGAATCTGGCATTACAAGCACACGGCTTTGATACCCCTATCATAGCTATTGGAGCTGTAGAGCCCATCGATATGGTGGTTGAATCGGTTGTTGCAGATCTTTGCCACGCTGCTAACTCGCAAGGTAGATTCTATACTGAGCGTATGATTGAACATGGTATATCACCCATCACTGTTATCAACCGTCAGATAAATACTTGGGTTGAAGAGTTCGCATCCGGGTTTTCGAAACTCCTGGTTACGAGACACTCAGATACTGGTGTTCCAACATCATTCTCTTTCTCTCCAAAGAGACAGGACTAGTGACATGCCTCAACTAACTGTTCGCGGTAACGTAAGGGCTCTCGGAGCACTTGTAAGGAAGTATGGTGAAGAAACTATAAAAAGTCTCATCGCCATGCTACAACAGCAAGCAGCTGACGCTACCGAAGATTTGCGTGAAGAGGGTACGCCTACTCAAGAAGGAGAAGGATTGGAATGGTCAACAGATAGACAGTATACTGCATGGCGTCTATCTGGAGGCTTCGGTCAAGGAATACCGTACGTACGTAGGCATACGCGTAGATTAGGTTGGAAGGTTATACCAACTACTTTTGGTGCTAGAGTTGAGAACAACTCCCCAGGTGTAGTATATCTTTATGGTGACGCTCGAGGTGAACGACAAGAACCCATGTATACATATCGTTGGCCCCGGTTCCGTGACGTAATAGAACTTGCGATGATTAGATTACCATCGGAAGTTACTGAAACCTTACGTAAATTATGGAAGAGATTACCGAAGGAGGTCGAATGACAGATTTCTATGAAGAGTGTGAAGTAGGGTTAAAATCATTAATCTTAGCTCAACTTCCTGACTACTTTCCTCACGCTCATAACGTGTCCAATGACGATGCCGTCATTGCTAAAGGAGGTGATCACTTTCTCATTCCACGACCTGGAAAGTTCCCTTACACGAAAGGCTCCGAGATGGAAGAAGGGACTTACCATTGGGAAATACAGGGAGACCTGTACGTCCGATACAAGAATTACAAAACGTCGTGGGATGCTTTCAAAGCAGTGCGTAGTGCACTGATTAACTTGGTACATCAATATCCTAATCTAGATGATACACCCGGAGTTCTGGATGTAACCCTAGCTTCATCTGAACGCCCTGGATATATGAAGTTCAACCCGAACAGTACCAAGATCAACTTTATCATTCAAACTCTCGCGTTTACTGTCGTACAATGGGTTACCTTTGGCGGCGGCGAGATATAATAAGGAGATAAATAAATGCCAGCTGCAACCGGTTTACAATATGGTGTAGGAGCGCGATATGCTGCAGCGTTCTTGCTTGACGACCAAGGCGTGCCCATCGCAACACCTTCACCAACCCCCTACGCGGGGGAGTTATTTCAAGGCTTCCATGCTTGGAACGTAACAGCTCCAGGCATGAAGCGTATCGATCACAAGGACAACGACTCCGTTGCGGTGTCGGACTTCTTGCCTCCAGACACAGCCGCTTCGGCTGAGTTAACTGTTGGTGTTGACAACTTAGCCGTCAACGCTGCGTTAGGTGCTACAAAGGTAATTGACATTGGTGAGTCGAAGGCTTCTCACTGGATTACCGATAAGCAAGGCTTTGAGCCTGACGTCGCTCTATTCATGTATCAACAAGCCAAAGATAAGACCACACGTGCACGAACATGGCGTTGGCAGATTGCTCCTTCGACTCTTTGCGTACCTATGTTGACCGGTATGACAGAGAATCCCCAGGAGATCAAATATGAGGTTATCCTCAACAAGTCAACCAAAACTCTCTTCGGTGTTCCACTTACCGAGTTGGCTGATGGTTGTCTTGAGTCCGCCATCTTAGGGGGCATGTCAAACGGACGTCCTTGCGTTTGCTTCTGGGAGTTCGACGGTACAGACGATGTTGCAGGAGACTTTCCCACAGGCATCGTTGCTCTAAACGACACTACATCTGTTGTAGTCTTTAGTTGGGTTACTGGTGCAGTGGTTGCACAGGGCTCAACCTACGACGTCGATGTAGATAAGATGGGCATTACATTCGCCGCATTCCCCGCCGCAGGCGTGTACGGAGCGTTCATTCAGTACTAAACAAACAAGGCCGTGATGGCTAAGGAGTTACAATGAAACTTGAATCAGAGGTCGTAGAGTTCCGTGATGGAACAAAATTGACTGTTACGGAAGCTAGCTGGGAAGCCGACATGCGTGTTGCACGTATGGAAGACGATGCTGAAAAGCGGGTAAAGGAATTGATTGCAACCCGGGGTCCGGAGTTGACTGAAAACGACTTTGGTTGGATAGCATTCGTGCAAAGCATTTACCCCAAGTTAGCCGCCTGTTCGACTGGCGCTGTCCCTTCAGAAGACGAGACATACCATATGGCAACAGTGGAAAGAGAGAAGTGGGCTCAAGTTGCCCACAGACTCAATCCTACGTGGTTCAAAGGTCTCGACGCTTTAATAGCTGAAAGAAAACTTTCTGAAGCCGATTTGAAAAAAAAAGAGATGATGCTGACAGAGTCTACGACCGACTGATTCCATTACTCGAACCCGACGAATCAAATGATTTACCAGACACTTTAGAACTAACGTCGGAACTTATTGACAAATATTGGAACGCTTGGCTTTTATGGAGGAACACGGGCCGCCGTGTTGATTTTGAAAATGCGGCGACCCTGTTTCCTACCGATGCGTGGAATGTCATTTTTCTTTTAGATGGATTGGTAGACAAGATGATTGCACAACAGGCAGACAAAGCAAAGGAGACTCCCACCAATGACTGATATTAATGCTGTACTTACGCTACTTTTTAAGCTTGAGGACGACGTTAGTAAGAATCTGCCAGGAGCTAAAAAGAGGTTAGACGCGTATTTTGCCTCGCTAGATCAAGCAACTCAAGATCAAATAATGGGAGTTAAAGACCTCGCAAAGGCTGATGAGGATCTTCGTAAGTCCCAACAAGACACTATTGATTCTTATCTCAAAGGGATGAAGGCTGCTCACAAAGAGTCTCAGCAGGTTCAAACCCAATGGCGTCGTATGCAATTTGCTGTTCGTGGTGTAGTTGAAACGGGTCAAACATTTGCTGTCGCGAGTGGGGCTGCAATAGCAGGAATGATGTTAGCAGCCAATGCTTATGTAGACAGTGTTAAAGCGAGTACTGAAGCAACAAGAGACTGGAAGTTAGCCACACAAAGTCTTAAAGATTCCCAATCCGAGATAGGCAAGGTTATAGCTACGGAAGCCTTACCTTATCTTCGATCTGCTGCAACCTTGATGCAACATGCTGCCGCTTTTGCAGAGAAGCATCCAGGTGCTATTGAAGGAATATTTGCTGCATCGGGTGTAATACTTGCTGCATCTGCAATAGTGTTAGCAGTAGGTAAAGGGTTCAGAGTCTATGCAAACGTGGAATATATTATGGCCACGTTTAGAGAACGAGATGCTGCTCGCGAATACGCTGCCGCCGTTTTACAATTTGATGCTGGTGTTACAACTTTCGCTACTGCTGTAGAGGCTCAAGCCGCCGCTAATGCTTTAGCGATGGGCGGAGTTTCGGGTAAGGCTGCTTTAGGATATGGGGTTACCGGAGGCTTGGTAGGCCCTGCTCTTGCCGGAGCCGCTGGGGCAGCTACTACTCTTACAGCCGCTCAAATAACTGCAATGGTAGGTACTGGAGGCGTTGCTGGTCTTACCTTGAACAAGGCAGGAAAAATTATAGATGCTACTACAAAGCGATACGTATCATCTGTAGAATCGGCAGCTCGTGCGACCGAAGCTAAAATAGCTATCGATGGTACAGCAGCAACCGTAATGGGAAAGACTGTCGCTGAAGTAGGAGCTTTGGGAAGTAAGGCTAACGTAACTACTGCAGCACTTGGACAAGGCGGTTGGTTGGGAGCGCTAAAACAAATGCCCCTATATATGTTTGGGTCGCAGAAAGACCTTTACGGAACCGAGGAGCAACAACAGTTTGCGAGAGACCAGGCCGAAGAGTGGAGTGTAGACCTAAAAGCTCAGCAAGAAGCCGCAGGAGGATTTTGGAAGTGGCTCAAAGGTCTTATTCTAGGAGATCCTGCTATCAAAGATCCTTACGATGCCTTAAGAGCAAAACAAGGTGCGGAAGCAGGAGGAGCTTTAGGGGTCACAGGGCCAGGAACTGCGGGCCCTCTTCAAGGTACGTTAGCTTATATAGAACAGTTTGCAACAGACAATGATACCTTGTGGCGTAATTACGTTAATCAACAAACCGATATAAATGAACAAGCCGGGAAGCAACGAGTACAGATCGAAGATCAGTATGAAAAGCAACGAACCCAGATACTCAGAGACGAAGCGATACAACGTGCTCGGATACAAGATGACTATGACAGGAGCGTGGATCGAGCATGGCGTGATTTTGAAAAGAGTGAATCCGACATTGAAAACGATTATTACGAACGTCGGCTGAAAGCCGCTAAGGACTACAGTAAGAAACTTTTCGAGATGGAACAAGACCATCAGATACAGATGCGTCGCGACTTGGAAGATCATGAGGACACTCAGCGTTCACTATTAGAATCTCGCGACGGTATGGCGATGATTCGCGAAGATCAACGTTATGAAAAAGAACGTCAACGCAAGGAAGAAGATTACATCTTAAACGTTAGCCGATTAAACGTCGAGCAAGCAGAGAAATTAAGAGAGAACGAAAAGAACTTTGCCGAGGAACGTGCACAAAGACTAGCCGCTTTTGAATTAAGGTTGGCAGATCAACAGTTCGATTATGACCTAGCCCGACAACGGGAAAAGGATGATCAGGAGCGTCGTGCGCAAGATGCGATAGATGCTAAAGACGCAGAACTTAAAATGCTTGAGGATAATCGTATTGAACAACTTAAACGTTTGGAGACCACCTTTAAGAGACAACTAGAAGATCTAGACGGGTTCATACTCGGTGATTATGATGCTTGGCACACGGCTGTTATGCAGCGACATGCTGATTTTGTTGTTTGGATGCAAGGAGTACAAGGAGGCATTGCTCAGGGGGTAGGTGAGATGTTCAGGCTGTGGGGTCAACGAGAACGCATACCTACAAATGCTGCAGGAGGCTATCTTGGTTATGGAGCCTACATAGCCGGCGAAGAAGGAGCCGAATTCCTTCTTAGCAACAGGACAACTAGGATAGCGGAACAACGAATAGGCACTAAACTAAACCAAGATAATATACTAACGGCACTTTCAGGAGGCCAGGGAAAGTATGCTGATAATCGTGTGATGTACTTTAGCGGCGTTACAGAACAAGATCGTGCAGCATTCAGACGTGAAATGTTAAACATAGCTCGAGCTGAGCTAGTGGAGGCAATAAGATAATGACTACTCAAACGCTGTTTAAGATAGGAACGACGTCAGGCGGGTTGGTGTTGCTTAGCGCCCTTACGCCCCCCGTAATGAGGCCTAAGTCTACGTTCTCCCCTTACGCTACTGTAGTGGAACTAGGAGACGGAAGTAAACGGGGTATAGGCTCTCCTGTAGCTACTTGGCATTGGGATTTTCTTCCTCAAGCACAACGGGATGTTCTCAGGACTTACTGTCCAGGAGTATCCTCTGAAGTGTTTATCCAAACCTACACTAAGGATGGTGGCACTATTCCTAAGCGCTTTAGCTGTAGGATGCATTGGCCAGTAACAGAAGAGGAAACGCAAACGTCAAGGGCATTAGACTTTCGTATTGACTTTACTCAGATGGAGGCTATAGCGTAATGGCTGTTAGAGCGGCAACTGCAGACGAGCTTTTACACCTTAGAACTGACGGTCAATGGTCTAAGTTATACTTGGCGTTCCCTCAACCAGCTATAGTATTCAAGGCTAGGGTAAATCAAGCTACAATAAGTCGTAACATGATTATTGAAATTACCTACGATACTGTTACTGTAGGTGCGTATACAGATATCCTCAAAGACATGACTTTGCTTGTAGGTACGACTGAGGGAGGTCACGATCGGGGTATTGCTAGAATACGTAAGACTTGTACTGACACTAAGTTATATTTGGGTGAAACATCTGAAGTCAAGTTCTATGACGATGCTTACCTTACAGTGATAGATGAGTATGGTATCTGGGCCAGAATGAAGTATGTAGCTAGCGGGTCATCCCATATTGACTTTATGGATCGTGATATAGCGTATACAGATCAGCACAAGTACCTAGATCCTGTACCTGTACTCGGACCAGATCGTGTATTGTTCTATCAGGGTACTTTGGGTGGTGGCAATACTATAAGTGCATATCCGGATGCGTCAGACTCATATTGTCTGGGTTCAACTATAACAGCATACTCATGGTCTGCACCAGGAGCATCAAACACATCTAATATGGCTACAGCTACTCCAACTATTACTTATAACTCTCCAGGGACATACGGTATATCGTGTCAAGTGACGGCAGCGAACGGTAAGACATTCAGAGGTCGTCGGGTTGTTGTTGTATATGATGATACCGATCCTCCAGTAAGCGACTTCCAGTTGACGCAATGTGCGGGAGACTTCGATGCTGGAGGATGGCAATTTAGAATCGATATGTACGACAATGCGACCCTGCCTGTGCTACGCGACCGGGCGCGGGTCATCCTATTCTCACGCGATTGGTATGGCGACATTACTGCTCTAACTGATACGAATATATCGTTTAATAGTAGCACTAATACGATTGAGCGACCGTCTGGATTAGATATTTTCCTTACAGGGATGACTATTCAGGTTAGTGGCTCAAGCGCCCATGACGGTGTATACAATGTTGTCACAGGTGGAGTTCCTACAGCGATAGTTGTAGACAAACCCTTTACTGTATCCTCTTCTCCTGGTGAAACCGTAACTATACGGGTAGTTAATGGTAGTACGGAAGTAAGCATAGGTCAAGTTGCGGGATGCGGTAATATTATAGCAAGCGGATGGATAGCCAAAGAGGATTTGATGTTAGATGTTGACGGTGGAGTAGCGTCATTTACTGCTCACGGTCCGCACTATTGGTTAGGCATTACACCCAACTTGATATCCGGTATATTCGATATAGCGACTGATCCTGTTGATTGGAACTACATGTTAGATCTAACTGTCGCTAAAGGTGTTTGGGATATCCTTCATTGGAAATCTACCTGTACACGTATGATGGACGTAATCATGTTGGGGTGTGATCAAGAAGCTCCAACGTCAGAATCTGCCAGTATAGGTGCTATGTGGGATCAGATAAAAGGGATGCTACATGGGGATCTATTAGCTGTGCCGTGTTGTGATAGATACGGTAGGATGTATATTGAAGTAGATGGTCAATATGTATCAATAGGTAGCAGAGCGTTTACTTCCGTTATGACAGTTGAGGACTATGACCGTGAGGGTGAAATAACATTAGAACGACAGAGTACTCCCAGCGTTAGTGCAGTTGACCTGACTGGAGTATACTTTACAGCTCATGATGGATATGGTGTTAGAGGACTGTCGCCTGGGAATACTCTAGGCAGACATGGTACAATAAATACTATTGATAAGATACTTGTAACCAGTCAAGCTCAATGTACGGAACTAGCCGGCTTGATACTTGCTCAACGCAATAACCTGTACCCCAGTATGAGTTTTAACTTGGCTTCCAACAATAAACTTGTAGACATTTGTCCTCAACAGCAACTTGCCGTCTCAACTGATGCTTCTCAAAGTCCTCGTGGGATTACTGTTCCTAATAGTATATTTATCAGAAATGTGACAATGAGTTGGATTAGTAAAGATAGTTACTTTACAGTCGGTGTCACAGGTGAGCCTGAAGTTACTATTGTTCCCAATACAGTCAAAGGTGATGTACCAGAAAAGCCTGATGATCCCGAAACTCCTGAAACTCCGACTCCATGGCCACCTATTCCTCCGCTACCTTTGCCGAACATCCCAGAGTTTGGTTATGGTTATAGAACTTATACTTGGGTTATCGAAGATCCATCTGTGGGGATACTCGGCGGTCCTTATATCGCAAGGGAGAGTATTATAAATACTGTTAGGGCGCATGCACGTGGTACTGGTACTGTAGAGTTTAACCTAGAGAGGCGATCTACTCCAGATGTTGCAGGTACAGATATGTTGGCGGCAGAACTATCAGCAGACTCTGACGGTGTGTTGTTATTGGCTAATGGATTGGCTACCGGATATCTCCCTGTAGGGAGTTGGCTACACGTTGATATATCGGATGTCATTGGTACTAATCCAGAGTTAGTAATATGCGTAGAGGTAATATCATGACAACCTCTGAAGTATATGATTCTGTGTTGACTGAAAATGCTGCGCAGATGTCTGACAGAAACTTAGTCAGAGGATTAGACGGTAGTCTATATGCTGTTATTACAAACTTCATTCGTGTACTGGTGTTCAAAAGTTCCGATGACGGTAAGTCGTTTGTATGGCAGGATAGTGCAAATACTCCATATAGTAGTGGTGGAAACTTCGGCGGAAGTTGCGCATGCGCTATAGACTCTCTTGGCGTAATCCATATTGCGCATGACTTGTGGGATACGTCAGCGAGTATACGATATGACACGTTTGATACTACAACTGACCTGTTTGTCATAAAAGAAGAGGTTATTACTTCTGCTGGTAGATCTGGTGCTAACATCAGTATTTGTATTGATTCATCTGATTTCCCTCATGTTTCCTATGACTTATATGATCCCACAGGAACCAAAGCAATCCGCTATAAGAATAGAATAAGTGGTTCGTGGAGTACTGCAATAGAACTACTAACTGGTCAATCGAATTATAGTTGTATGGGTGTTGATAAAGATGACTTACCTTGGGTAGTCTTTTATAAATTTGTAGACGCTTACCCTGCTCCATCTTATTCTATGATATACGCTTGCATCGGAGATGCTAATAATCCTACTAGTTTTACCCACAAGACACTAATCCCTGCTGCGTACTGGGATTCCAGCACCTATATTATGCCATCTACTGCTATTGATGTAGACGGAAATCATTATGTCGCTTATGTTAGTCAGTTGAGTGATAGCGCCACGCCTTACCTAGCTTTCAAAAAACACAACTATGGTGACCCTTGGGATACTTGGGATTCCCATGTAGTCGGAGCTGCTGGAGCTTACGTAGATTCATTCGGACAGCTTACCCTAATGATAGACGGCACAGACTTACATTTTGTATATGCTCTAGGTCATGACTTTGGTCTCGGTCGGGTATCCCACGTTCTAAGATATGCTACATACATAAGCGGAGTCTGGACAGACTCTAAGTACATTGAAACTTCATCAAACAGAAGTATATTTATGGTATGTTGCAAGTGGGGATATTGGGTTGACAATGATAAGAGTGGAAACAACGTAGGTATTACTGGTAGTAGACCTAGAATAGAATGTCTTTTTCAGACAGATGATTGGCAAACAGACGAATACAATATTATATATGAAGTATTTTATACTAACGGTCTTAAAATGAAGGTAGTTATGGTCATGGAGAGCTAATGAGAATCATCGAATCCAAACGTGCTGTAAGGAGTAAGTTTGAGGATTATGAGAAGATTCTGCAAACCATTCCTGCCCTAATGGGTGATGCTAATGGTGTTGTATCTGTCCCAGGTCAAACTAATTACGTCTACGCACGCGAAATGTCCGGCAATACTATTGTGGTGTGGAATACTAATGTTCCGCTGATAGCAAATCTAGCAATCAAGATAGGAGTATTAGAAGGTCGGTTGCAAGTAGTAAGCATTAGAGATTCTTACTACAACTTTCTGATGGCTAAGACACCTCCTCACGGCAGCACGCATTCATATCTATCCGGTGCTACAGATATAACTAATATATACGCTGAACAGTTCATGCCATGGTACGCCTCCACAAAGAGTGGCAGTCCGTTCACTGTTACTATTAGGAAGAAGGTATCGTACTCTGACGGTTCATGGGTAGTTAACGGTACTGAGGACTTAGACCTGAGCAGTTATATCCCAGTCAGCGGAACAGACGCCTTATACCTTCTAATCACACTATCAGAAGTTGGAGTACTCACCGTTACCGAAGGTTCACCTGTTACGAATAAGGCAGCGTTGACACTAAGCGATATCCCTAGTGTACCTGCCGGACATATCCCTCTATGGGCTGTCATCTTGTATGTTGGGCAGAGTGCAATAACTAGGAACTTTTCAAATCCTGATTATCTAGACTTACGGTTCGCTCGCTCAAACACTCATTCATCGCTTCACGCAGTCGGTGGTATAGATTCACTGTTCCCAGCTGACCCTGGCTCAGACCAATACCTCAAGTGGAATAATACCACCAACGAGTTTGAGTTTGATAGTCCGACAGGGTCAGGAGATGTAGTCGGTCCCGCTGGTGCGGTTAATGGCAACCTCGCTGTGTTCGACGGTGTTACTGGAAAGTTGCTAAAAGATGGTGGCTCGCCCAGTAGTGGTAGCGCACCCCAGACAGACCAGTCAGGAGGTACAGGTGATACCTATGGTGTACTGGCTGGTGCCATAAATGGAAGTAACGCATTATTCACAGTATCACTAGGTAGCTATACTTCAGGCAAGTTACTAGTATACCGGAATGGTCTATTGCAGACACAAGGCAGTGCTGAAGATTGGGTTGAGACGACTCCTGCTTCAGGAACGTTCACATTCAACTCGGCTCCAAAAACGGGTGACTTAATAACTGTAGTATATAATTAGTAAGGAGTAATACAATGGCAACAACTAAAATTAGAACTTCAGATCAGGTAGTCGTCGATGCTGACTTCAGCATGGCGACACACAAGATAACCGGAGTCGTAGACCCTGGCTCAGATCAGGACGCAGCGACTAAAAAGTACGTAGATGATAAGTTTGGTGCGGTCGATGCGTTAGTTTATAAAGGCGTTATCGACTGTTCTGCGAATCCTAACTACCCTGCCGCAGACGCAGGTCATGTTTATAAAGTATCTGTCGCAGGTAAGATAGGTGGTGCATCAGGTCAAGCAGTATTAGCTGAGGACTTGATAATATGTTCTGCTGACTCAACAGCATCAGGGACAGAGGCAGCGGTGGGTGCTTTTTGGTCTGTTATTCATGTCGATACTAACCAGTTACCCACTCAGGCAGCTCAGAGTGTTCTAGCTAACGCTACTGGATCGGTAGCTGTGCCGACAGCATTGACATTGGCTGAACAAACTCTATTAGGTCGCATCACGTCGGGTAACATTATAGGGTTGACCGCATCGCAAATTCATACCCTATTGAATATAGCTGACGGTGCTACTGCTAACACTAAGGCTACTGGCGCTGAACTTGATACTGGCACAGATGATGTAAAGTTCGCAACTGCTAAGGCGTTGAAGGACAGCCATAATGTCCCCAGCGTTGTACCGAGTACAGCTGGTAACATCTTGACTTCTGATGGAACGGACTGGACTAGTGCGGCTCCTGGTGCTGCTCCTAACTATGCGACTCGTGAAGTTCCTTCAGGTACAAAGAACGGAACTAACCCGACCTTTACGCTCGCCAATACTCCCGTATCGGGAAGTGAGATGCTATTCCTAAATGGCATTCTATTGAACGTCGGAGCAGGAAACGACTACACTATTTCAACGAACACTCTGACAATGCTTACAGCAGCTATCCCTGAATCAACCGACGTCCTACTCTGTTCATATAGGTACTAATATGGCTAATACAGAAGTAAAAGCTAAACAGATAAAAGACGAAGATATCACTGTTCTTGATATTGCCAACGGTGCAGTAACTCTTGCTAAGATGGCTAACGTCGCGACTGGAACTGTCTTTTATCGTAAGACAGCTGGGGATGGCGCACCGGAGGTACAAGCCTTAGCAACTCTAAAAACAGATCTTAATCTTGTACCATCTGACGATACAACGACTGACGAGGTAGTATATCCGGTATGGTCTATGTCGTTAACAGGCAGTCAGGTATTTAGGTTTTCTACAACCAAACTCACGTTCAACCCTTCGACCGGATTGCTGACTATAACGGGAAGTATTGATGTAGGCGTTCAACTGTTGGGAAATTCAGCAGATACACCAGGGACACCTACATTTTCATGGGCAGGCGATCCAGATACAGGCATGTACTCGCCGGGTGCGAATTTACTGGCCTTTTCTGTTGCAGGTACACAGGCTATACGTATTTCAAGCACAGGTAGAGTTGGTTGTGGGCCCGCCGCCGCAACAGACAGATTTGAAGTCAGTTTTGATGGGGCGGCCGGTGTCGTCCTTCGGAGAACTACTGATGCCATAACTTCTGCTGGTCTGAATATCGGGAAAATAGACTGGTATTCTGACGACAGTACTTTGACCAATGGCAATACTGTCGCCCGACTTCTGGTTCAGTCAGCATCGGTGTTTACCACTGACCCTGCCGGCAGGATGATATTCTACGTTGCGGGTTCAGTTGCCACAACTGGTCTTGTTGAATGTATGCGTATGGAAGCCACATCAGTTCCCAAATTAGGGTTCTTTGGTGTAACCGCAGTGGTCAAACCGACTGCTCTGACGGGAAAATATGGAGCTGGTACTACCGTAACATGCACAGCACCAGCAACCGCTGACTTTGCGGTAGCCGGAGGAACATCAGGTGGTTTCGGATATTCATCAGCCAATGAGTTCAGAACTGTCAATAAAGTTATCGGTAACTTACAGACCAGAGTTGGCGAATTGGAAACCAAACTGCAAGCATTAGGTCTACTCACATAAAGGAGATAAAATGGAAAAGGAAAAGCTGACACAGGACGAGATTAACTTTTTGACAGATATTTTGAATAGTGTAGAGATGCATGGTACAAGAGAGCAAGTCAAGAATGCATTGCTTATCTTGGAGTCTTTATTAAAAAAGTTGACAAGTAATGAAACTGATAATTGACGTTAGTTATTACAACAATATCAGTCCGGCTCAATATGACCTCCTTGCTACCGTATTAGATGGCGTGGTGATAAGGTTGAGTTTCGGTGATGATATTGACGTGATGGCTCAGTACCATGTAGACCAATGTAATAGAGTTAACTTACCTTATGCAGGTTATCATTGGGTTGATCCTACAGTACAGATGTCAAGACAAAAGGATACATGGTTGAGTGCTGTTAGACTGTTCAAACCCAAAGGTATGTTCAACGACTATGAACAATATTGGACTGACTGGGCAGCTTATATGCGGCAGGACTTGACCGAAGCTTATAGAACTAAATTCACGCCGCAGCAACTTGATAACTATTATCGTACATTCCACAACTGGTGTGTAGATAACAACCATGTACCTATCGGTCAATATAGCGCTGACTGGTTCATGTCAAAGTATTGTCCTGCTATGGTGAACTGGGCAACGGTCACCAACTACTGGGAGGCTCGGTACTTACGCTATACGGACAGTGCGTATGTAGATGCTAAGATAGCTCTATGGGGCGACCCTTTTGATATCTCTCATGTCAGTGAACTTGCCGAATACGCTTTACAGAACTCGCCAGGAATAGGCAGACAGTTTGAAAGCTACCTTGAAGTAAAAGGGTTGTATGATAATATCAGGTATCATCTGGATTGGAACGCATTCACGGACGATGGGTTCGTAAGGATGTTTACTATGAAAGAATTAGACGTCACTTTTATAAGCCAACTGGGTGAAGGTGCAAATGCGTACAATAATGATTGTGGTCTAGCTTGCTGTTCAATGGTAGTAAATGCGGTAAAGGATATCGTTGTCAAGCCTGATGATTGGTATTTGATGGACGGTTGGAAGATATCCAATAACGATGTTGGAACGTATGCTTATCAGTTAGTTAAGGCTTTAGACTTATTCGATATAAACTCAACACTACAGTCTACTATTACAATTAACATCATCAGGCAAGCTATAGACTCAGGTCAGTTAATAATACCGTTAGTAGTCTATACTCTATTTGCAAACGCAGGACTTACCCAGTTTCCTGGCAACTTCAACCACTGGTTCGTCATAATAGGTTATGATGACAGTAACATAATTGTACTTGACCCATACCGCACAGATAGCGGTAGGGTGCTTATCCCAAATCAAATGCTAATCAACAGCTATATGGGAAATGCTGTGTTCGTACTTGATTCAATATTAGAAGGAGTGTCGCCTATGGCTACAAATGCTAGTGTAAATGCACCAAACGGTTTGAATGTGCGCTCTAATCACCCAGATGCAAATGGAACGTATGCTTCGGTAGTCGGTTCACTTGCACATCTTAGACGAATCACTATTGATATGACAAGTTTCTTTACCGACAATAAAGGATTCAGATGGGCGCAGTTGTTGGATGTGTATCCCGGAAGTTGGATACGCATTGACTTGATTAACATTGACCCTGTTGCACCTCCTCCACCAGGAGCGCCTGACGAGAAGGCGATACGATTGGATGAAATCAAAAAAGCAATCGCCTATCTCAACGGACGAAAGACAACACTCGGAGGATAGCCTATGGCTGGCGAAGATAAGCTAGGTTGTATAAATGTCACGTGGAAGGATTATGTCGATGGTCGCTTCAAGGAAATAAACGAGTCCAGAGCTATTGCCTCAGCGTCAATGGAAAAACGTCTTGACAGCATGAACGAGTTCAGAGATACCTTACGCGACCAAGCCACCTCGTTCATGCCGCGTGCCGAAGTAGAGGCGACGCTAAATAGAGTGGAAACAGACGTTCAGGGCTTGCGTGAAAGTCGTGCTGTTCTGGAAGGGAAAGCCAGCCAGAACTCGGTTAACATCGCTTTACTTATCGCTGTCATGGGAGCGGTCATGTCCTGTGGAGGGCTGACCATTGCTCTAGTAACCTTATTCTCTAAGCTCTTTTTACCGTAGTAAAGGAGAAACACAATGTTAGCAACAATTCTGTTCATATTAGCAGCCATTTGTTTTGGGTTGGACTTTTTCAGAGTAGAAGCACCAGTTAGTTGGACGCCAGGAGGTTTCATGTTCCTGACGATCGCCCTGTTCCTATTGTAAAGGAGAAAGATTATGGAACCAGTATTATTCACACCTGAAGTCATCGCCGGGATAGTTGGGGTAGTTCTAACCCTAACCTTTGCATACTTTCCCAAACTCCGTCAAGCGTATGCCGGACTTGCCACGGAGGTCAAGTCTTACATCATGCTCGGATTGCTATTGTTAGCCGAAGTAGCCATCTGTTTGTTGGCTTACTACGGAGTTATCGTTACTGTGCCTCCATTTAGTTGGGGTACAGTTTTACGAGTCGCATTCGCTCTAATTGCATCTAATCAGCCTATATACAACGCAATACCTAAGGCTGAAGATGTAGCAGAGATCATTGCTGACCGTGACGCTAAGTTGTTACTGGAAGGCTAAAGGAGGTGCTTATCGAATAATTCCCTATACGTACGTACCCCCAATTGACACATAAGTCAAACCCCCTCCTGCATAAAGAACTACCCTCTATCACACGATAGGGGGTAGTTTCTTTTCAAACCCTGTCTCCGACGGAAAGCGATTTCTAAGCCGCTGGACAAGTAGAATCAACTCCCTCCGGGAGGAGAGCATCCACACATGCCCTGTGCCATGACGGTACGATCGTCCCCCAAACCTGTACTTCAACTTGTCAACCTCAGAATGTTTAGTCGTGAATACGACTACCGTACAATATTTCCCCATATTCACATAACTACGGGCTCTGCTTAATACGATATCGTCTGCGGTCGTGTCTACCATTCTGTCTCCCAGTTTTCTTTTGCATCGTGGAACGTCCAGTCACCATTGCTCTCTCTTACCCACATAGAGCCACCTGACCAGAAACGTCTTATCTCTACATCTACTTTCCACGGTACCTTGTTCTGATACTTATCTCCTAGCTCAACCATGACACGTTGTATAATCTCAGCCTGTTCGAACATCTTGGGGTTGGTCTCGGGAGTATCGGTTACATGACCCTCAATCTCTGCAATTACACTATCGTGTACTGTTAGTACGGTAGGTATACCATAATCGAGCTCTACCGCTATCAACGACTTCAAAGTAAGATCCGACGCAGTTCCTGCTATAACGGAGTGTACACAAGCCTTCCTAGCGTCGTCTAGGTTGTCACGAGTGATGAGCTTGTAGTGCCTTCGTCTGTGAAAAACATTCTCGACCCAGCCTACTTCCTTCATTAGTTTGAGTTGGTTCTTCTTCCAGGCAAGGGCGGTAGGCATACTCTTGTTATAGTCTGCCACGAACTGTCTCGCAACGTGAATTGGGAGTCCAGCATCCTGGGCGAAGGAATATTCAGTACCACCATACATGTAGGAGAAATTGAACATCTTACACAGATTGCGTTGCTCTTTGGTATATGAGGTGCCATACATTGCCAAGGCCACTTCTGTATGCAGATCTCTGTCATGCTGGTATGCATCGATTAAGAAGGGTTCATTACTACTATGAGCCATCACTCGTAACTCAGCTTGTGAATAGTCGGCAACTATTAATACCTTTCCTTTAGCTGCTTGATACATACCACGTATCAAAGCTCCAGCCCAGTCCGACGCTCGTGGGATAGTCTGTAATGCAGGATCACGTACTGAGAGTCTTCCTACTTCAGTTCCCTGAATAAGCACCGAACCATGTACGCGATTGTTTACATCCTTCAAGCCATACGTGTTGTCTACATATGATGTTTTTAACTTAGCAACACGTCGGTACTCTCCAATGGCGTCCACAAGGGGATGTTTTCCCTTCAACATGGCTAGAGCTTCCTTACCTGTCGAACGGGGTTTTATCTTGACGCTACGAATTTCGGGTAGACCTATTTCATCAAATAGAATCTTGGATAACTGTACTGGTGAATTAGGATTCAGTTCTGGATGTCCAGACATCTCAATTAGCTGCAGTCGTGCTTCTTCCGTCTTCCTTCCAAGTATCTCATGCGCTTTGTCAAGGGCTATAGGATCGATTTCGAAGCCTCGAAGCTCTACGGCTGCAAATGCTCTTGATGCTTCCATGATAGGACTCATAAAGGGTTCATCGTATTGACCCTCCTTACGTAACATCTCCTCGAATACTTCCCGGAACTTTAACGTGACTATTACGTCCAGTACTCCGTACTCGGCAAGTTTATCAAAAGGAATCTTAGAGTAGTCATCGTTACGGGAAGTAAGATACTCTTTAATCAAGACCTCTTCGTAGTCAGGCATACCGAAGTATAACTTGGCTAACATCTTCAAGCCAAGAGGAAACGTTTCATCAAGTACATACTGTGCAAGCATGGTATCAAAGTCCAACTGAACATCGATATCTAGCTGGGCCTTTAGGAAGACAACGTCGAACTTTCCGTTATGCCCAATAGATCGCACACGCCGAAAGAAGTCTTCAATCAAAGGTCCTGTGCCAGGTATGTCATAGAGAACGTCATCAGGAACGACAATTCCAAAAGTGTAATCCCAAGCTATTTGTAACATCAATATCGGGTTAGCTTTCTTATTAACAGTGTCATACCACTTTATTTGGGACGTTTCAATATCAAAGGCTACCCAAGCATTGTCTGGACACTCGTCCAACATCTCTTTGAGTTCATCGTATGTGTGGGGTACTTTCCAAGTCGGATCGAAGGTCTGTTTCACTTCAGGTCCTAACAGGGTTGATTTGACTTCAGCCAGGAATACATTGGCTTCAGCAGCCTTCCTTAAGATGTAAGCAGGGTGCCAAGCGGGTTTCAACCAGTGGGTCTTATCCCATTGGATCCAGGCTGATTTATGAGTGAAAGGGACACCGAGGGTTTCGCAGGCTACTTTACCCAGGGTCATAATAACTCCTGAGGTTCCCTGTATCTCTTTGATCAACCGTTCCCGACAACAATGTATCTCGTTATCTTGGGGTGTTCGGTTACCTGGCGGTCGACATAGTACAACATTAGTACGGTAAGTGTCCGCAGGATCTCCTCCCCCTTCCGTGATAGCAATGTCGAGTAACATGCCACTCATGCCTACGAAAGGCTTTCCTTCATCCACTTCCGTATTGCCTGGGGCTTCTCCTACAATAACCATACGAGCTTTAGGATCGCCCCAGGAAGGTACGAAGGGTTCGTCTTTCAAAGTACAAAGTTCGCACTTAGCGTAAGGTACTTTGCGTAGTTCAGTCTTCGTCATCGATCTCCACGGGTTCAACAGGCTCGTCAGTGGTAAAATTGATGTCAACACGGGCTTCGAGGTCAACACCTTTAACGAGAACATCTTCCGTGTTTCGGTTAGGGTCGAACTCTACTTTGTCTCCCTTCAGTATGAGATGGTTGGCAATACCGTCAGCGGAATCACCTCGACCTTTAGGACGAACTTTACCAGCTGACTCTATTATGTGTACAGCCTGTCCTCGAACGATCTTACTTGTTGCGGTTAGTTTCATTACTTTGCTCCTTTCGATAATACAACTAGGTCGGGGGTTTGAACCCATCCATGAGCCTCTAGTTGTTCAACCAATGCGACGGGTACAACCAATCGCACAGCGGGTGCCTTCAACGCGAAGGCTATCTTTACCAACTCGTCTAGACGTTCAATGTCGCCTTCCAAGATTATGGCAGATCCTGAAGACCTCTCAACACACAAGATGCCTTCGGTTTCTTTAGTAACCTGGTTCTGTAATATTACGTGCATTATGACACTCCTTAAGTATGAGTTTCACATTGTCACATGCTCTATCATACTCCATAGAGGCGTCCCAATCCAACGAATGCCAAATAGTATCATCACCGATGGTGTCATCATGCTGCGCAAAAGACACAGGGGCTGCTGTATCGATTCCGCGTACCTGCGGATACATTTTAAGGGCGCTGCGAATTTCGTATAGCGGACGTCTATAGCAACCTAATAAATGGATATGGTGGTTCCAAGCCCAATAGTTCTTCATAATGATGCTCAGGGCTTCGGCTCGACCACCACTGAGAGCCTCATAACGTTTAGCAATACATATGGTAGCGCAACCCATATTAATCATTTCCCGAAGACATTCTGTCCATTGACCCCAGTTCTTTCCTTGAGGAACCATTGCTCGATAACGAGCGGGGATATAAGGTAACGCTGCATGGGTTCTACTAAGCGTACCGTCTATGTCATCGAGTACGTCTGGCATAACGACTTCATCAGCTCCCACTAGATTGGCAGCTTTAACAATGTCTTTGATGTCTAGTGGGACTCCGTTTTCGGCCGCGCCATTATCCAGTATGATGAAGTGGTCCAAGTCGTGCATCATCTTATATACCTTCTGATAACGTTCGTCGTTCAGAACATACTGCGCCAAGGCCATATGATACGTTAGACCATACACGGCCAGAAGTCTTAGACTTTCGGTAGGAGGGGCAATCAATGCGTACTTCATGTCAACCCCGATAATGCAAGAAACTCCTGACGTGCTTCTGAAGCGGTCAAGAACACCCCTCGCATCTCAGACGTTACCATTCTAGCATTACGTTCTGTAATGCCACGACAAGACATACAGGTATGAAGGGCTTCTACTACAACTGCTACGCCCATTGCCTCAAGATTGGTTTTCAGGTAGGAGGCAATGTTACGGGTTAGACTTTCTTGAACCGTGGGACGCTTTGCAAAGTGATGTACCAAACGAGGTATCTTGCTAACGCCGACTTGCAACTTGTTAGGTATGTAACCTACATGTACTTTACCTTTATACGGAAACAGGTGGTGAGCACACAACGATGCGAACTGTATGTCTGCTACTACAATCAGTTGATTCGCTACTGCAGGGAACGTTGTAAAGCTGAACGGTATCTCGGCATCAGGATGAAACTCTTTCATTGCTGAAAGCCAACGTTCGGCAGTACGTACAGGAGAGTCATCCCAAACGTCTCCTCCGAATATGTCAATCAATGCGTTAGTCAGTTCTACGGTAACTGTGGGATACGCATTCAGTCTGTCTTGCATGAATCCACTAGGTTTATCGGACATTGAGCCTCCACTGTAATCGGTCACTAAATCTCCATTCCGGATGAAGTTCCAACATCCACATCGCCCTGTGTATAGCATCTTCTGATGGCGGGGTACCTTCAGGCATCAAGATGTTGTAGACTCTGTTCTGTGGTTGTACGTTCTTCACGAAGTCGTAACCAGCTTTGATGTTGGCTTCGGTTATGTCATCATCTATGACCCATTTCAGCTCTGCTATATGCCGAGCAAGCATGGGAGGAATGGTAAAGCCCAGATTCGGTTTTGGTGAACATGTAATCCAGTCAGGAACTATATTCCCTTTGAGCTCGTTCTGCCCGGAAGTCTCTAACTGGACTTTGAAGTTGTAGCCCCAACGATGCTGACCTACAATACGTAGTTCAGTAATCAAATCGTCAAGGTTATATAATGTAGGTTCGCCACCTGTTATAACCACGAGAGGTTTCAAATCAAGAGACAAGACTAATGGTCTAGCCGCCCAACGTGTTCCGCCCTTGGCCCAGGTGTACTTGGTGTCACACCAAACACAACCTACAGAGCATCCTTGGAGACGGATGAAAGTAGCCGGTTGACCACTGTTCAGTCCCTCTCCTTGGATGGTGTTAAATACTTCGTTGACTTGGTAGTCATTCATTTTTCTGGTCTTCCAGGGATACCGATTCGAAAGATATGGTTGGAACTTGAGGTAAGGGTTTACCCTTCGTTCCTTGTTGGAAGTTCTTTAAGAGCTCGTCCTTCCAATCAGGGATCTCGTTGCCATCCTTATCAACATCACGTCGTTGCAAGAACAGATGTGGTGTTCGCAGAATGGGTCGTACAGGTACAATATGGTTCACGGCATAAGCCGCTATGCTGGCACTTACCGAAGCGGGTTTACGTCCGATCTCCGATGCATCGATCTCGCACATGAAGAAACCGGTCTTCAAAAAGCCCTGTATAAGGGGTCCGATTACGCCACCACGTGAAGTGGTCATAGCTTGTGTTTCAACTGCATTGGGGTCAACCTCTAAAAACTTAACCATCTTGATTCTCCTTTTTCAAATAATCGACGACTAGCGTCGCATAGCCAGCAATGTCTTGCCAGCTGTCAATGTTCTTGGGGTCACCCAATAAGCGTACAAGCTTATTCAAGATGATAACCCAATTGTACCAGCCCTCCGGAAATACCTGGTGTAACTTTGCAATGTCATCTACTACTGGGTGAGACATTATACCTGTCTTACGCCACGCTTCAGCATACTGCGTGTTACGTCCTTGAATGAGTTCATCGATGTCACTTTTTGGCATTGGCGGCTCCTCTCACGAATGCGGCGGCCCGTTCCATTATTTCCGGGTTGTCGCCTAACAAACCTATGGCTGTATTACACGCCGGACAAAGCAACGCACGAACCTTACCAGTACCATGATTGTGATCTACAACGAAATCCTTTTGAAACTGATCGCGATCACGTTGACAGATAGCGCACTTGAAGTCCTGCACCAACATCAACGCGGCATAATCTTCGGGTGTAATCTGATAAAGACGTTTTAGGTTCGACTTGCGATGCGAAGCCTTACCTGCTTCTGTCTTATAGTATGGAATCTTCTTAGCCATCACTCCACCTTCAACTCATACGATGCGTGACTCTTTTCCGACTCCTGTACATCAACTATCAGAGTAAAATAGAATGGAAACTCGTCTCGCAACGCCGTACCACACTCTGCAGCAATCCGTTGGGAAAGACATTCAGCGGTCGAGAACGCGATACCAGGATATATAACATGACCTTGTTTACCGGCAGTCTCTAAATAGGGATCGTCCCTCTGCATGTTATCCGATGACGCTATGTAACGATGGTCGTATTGATCGATTACGGGTTTCAGGAGTTCATCCATTCTTCCGTAATCTAAAACCATCCCAGTGTCCTTCGATTGTTCATGTATTATGCTGACGGTGACTACGTAGTTATGACCGTGCAAACGAGAGCAACGTGGGTGACCCTCTAACCGATGCGCAGCACTAAAAGTATAACGTCTTGATATTGTATTCATTAAAACTCCTTCAGGTTAGCGCCCCAACCAAAGTTGGGTATGTAACCTACGGGATCAATATAACCTGCATTAACAAAGGCTGATATACGTTCGACACAGGTTGGACAGCGACCACAATGCTTTGCTCCACCACGATAACAAGACCAAGTCATACCAAGCGGAACCATCAGATTATGGGCTAACTTGACAATCTCCTCTTTTGTCTTGTACATGAACGGCGACATCAATCGAACTTTGCCGGCTGTGCCAGCGTACGTCGCTGCAGTAAACGCACCAATAAATTCAGGACTACAGTCAGGGTATGCCCAATGCGCATAATCATTTGCATGATTCGCGATGGCGACCTGATCGTAACCTCTTGCCTCTGCCATCGCCACAGCATGCGAAAGCATAACAGCATTACGGAAAGGGACAACAGTAGAAGAAGGACCTTCTGTCTCGGCATCTTGATACTCTCCTTGTGGCATATCTGCTTGGTTTAGTAACGCCGACTTACCTCCCGCCCACAAGACTTCGCTGATGGTGACGATCTCACGTGCTACTAAATAATGCCGGGCTATCTGTAAAGCTGCGTGACCTTCTGCACTCTCGTGCATCGAGCCATACTTGAACGATACACATAGTACCTCGTCACCTTGAGACTTGAGAAGTCCTAGTAACGTTGTACTATCCATACCGCCCGAAAAGAGTAGAACCGTTTTCATGCTACCTCCTTTGAGATTGAAAATTGAGCACCGTAACGACAGACGGCTCGGCCGAATTAGACAAAGTGTCATCAAGGCTTTCCGTGGCCGCTACGATGCTCAACTCAGAACCTCACTATGAATACCCTGTCGGAAACCTTTACGGGTATATCCAATCCTGCGTCAACGGCTTTTTGCAGGTCTATGCCATACATCCAAGCGTCGTTCACGACTTGAGGGGCGAGACTGTAGGGCGCCTCTTTCAACTGAGCCCTTATGGCATCACGTTCGAGAGCGCCACGGCCACTACGTCTACGTGAAGCTACCCACCAACTATGAGCAGGTGCTAACTGAAACCAGATAACATCTGCTGAATCGACCGCACAGTTAATGTTACTGCTACCCTGTGCTATTGAGTTTATGACGTCTTCAACCATGGCGTCGGCTAGTGTTGCGCCTCTGCCTGATTCTATATTGAAGACGGATGTGATGCTTTCATAAAGAACCGTTGGTGGGGGTAGTTCAGTTCCTGTTATTCGGCACCACAACTTCATACCGAAGTATGCTACGATGTGATTGGCACGAACACGGTCGGGTAACTTAGACGGGTAGGCTTCGAACATGGCTGCACGGGCTTCGTCAAGTAACGTAGGCCACTTCGGCTCTAACTTGAGGACTTGTTGGATGTAATAACCACCAAAACCAGGCGGCATCTTTTCACGAAGAGTCTGAAATGCAATGTAACCCTCCGACCCTTCAGCGATAGCTTTCGGGTGTAAATGCGCGACCACGAGCCTCTCTCTTGCAGCAGGATCTTCGATGAGATCTTCTCCGTCGACGCTAAACGGAGCAGATAAGGGGTAATCAACCGTAGTCTGATCGCCCCGACCACGTGGATCATGTCCCGTGTCGTACGCCAACAATACAATGCGCAACAACCTTTCGACCAGCTCATATCGAAACTCGCTGAACGCGATAGGAACTGCGTTGGATGAACCAAGCAAGGCAAGTGTTACAAATCGGGTCGTGCCCGCATCGTATGTTTTCGGATCCAGCTGACCTAGTAGCGGTAGGAAAACACGTTGTATCAAAGTAGTCTTTCCGGATCCTTTCGTTCCAGCGACGTTCAATATCGGGTATCTGTAATGCATTTCCTCTAACCACGGTTTTAACACACTGGCGGCGTACCATCCTATCATAGGCCATATGGTATTCTCCTCGTTCAACTTAGGGACAAGTTCTCTAATAATCTTCTTCTCGGCAGTGCTTAGCACAGGGTTGAGACCTAACTCGGGGTGCTCTTTACGTACCGGTAACCAACACATCGGGCCATCATGACCTACCCAAACCTCTTTGGCAGAGATAACTTCTTTGTCACCGAGGAAGACCCAATCGTCGTGAACCCTGTGTAGACCAAGAACTGTTGTAGCACCGACTTTTGGTAATCCTTCTGCTCGGAGTTGATCGAGTAGGTATGGTAGTAACGCCCGCAGATCGTCATCGTGAGCCAACCATTGCCAAGCCGCCACCGGAGCTTCTTTATCAAAACGACTAACGGACGTGAAGGCACCACGAGAGAAGGTAACACCTTCCCAAGTGTAGCCGGCAGCATGAACATTTGCGACGATTGCGTCTTCCGCACCAAACTTGGACCCGTCAAGAAGGACTGTGGGCTTGAGAGTGAACGTACTAATTCTCTTGAAGCCTCGCTTAGTTTCGATGACATAACCTTCCTCCGTTTCAACTATCCCTCCGGCTGATACTTCATCAGCTGGCGAGATCTTCTTAGCGCGCACTTGTTCTATAGTCTGGGCCAGATAGGCGCTGTTCTCTCCGGCCTTATCACCGCAAGGTTGCCCAGTAAATATACCTTGTATGAGACTGTCACTGGCGCCGCAGCGAACCAACTTAACGATAATTGCCCAATCACGTTCACTTCGAGACCGATAACCTCTACTATCTCCGGTACGAATCTTATGCCGCGTCTTGCTGTCCAGCTTAGCAAGGGCAGTAATATCGGCCACGTTGTAACGTCGTTCGGGGTGAAGATTTTCAAGACGTACCGCAACATGTTCTGCCTCCTTCTTATTCATCGTACCGGGTATACGTAATACCCTGTTACCATTCCAACATGCGATGTCTGCTGTTGGAACATCTTCGACCATTATCTTGTTGAAACCTTCTAGCATTTCGATGTCTGTAATGGGAGCATCAAGAAACCAATATAAATGCCATCCGTGGCCTGAGAAGACCAATGCAGATGGCGGGAGTGTACACATAGGTCGTTGTAGATCGTCTACATCAACCCAGAGCACCGTTGATCCAAGTATGTCAGCTTTCTCGGATCCTTCTGTACTGCGCATTGCAGGGCCGAAGAATACATTAGCATCCGTTGGTATAGTTGGTAGCGCAGCATCAGCCTTATAATACTTATGCGCAGATCCAACTGGTGTACCAACGGATATTGCTAACAGTCCTCCGAAAGTAAATTGGGAGAGGAACTCTTGTATT